GGATGGCCTTGAGCGCCGCCTCCTCTTCCTGCTTGGTGATGACGTAGCCGGCAGCGCGCGCTGCGTTTATGCGCTTCTGCTCATCCTCGAGCGCCTTGTTCATCTTCTGCTGCTTGGTGAAGTTCTGTTCTACGCTCCTCTGGAAGCCTTCGTATGCAATCTGCCCTTCGCGCTGGATCCGAGCACTCTCTGCGGCGGCACGAGCTGACTCTTGCTCGGCCTTGGTTTTTTTCTCAAAACCGTCAATTTCCGCTTCGATTGCTGCGATGCGAGCCCTGGTATTGTCATCCTCGAAGCCGGTATCGAGCAGGCTCTTTCGGTATGCCAACTCCTGACGAAGCGCAGTCAGGTCAGGCCCCTTGTTTGACTCTCGACCGATATCGAGAATTGCGTCCCATCCAGCCTTGGCGGCCCCAGCCAGGTCGTTCCATGCTTTTTCCAGCGTACCGAGGTTCTGCTTGATTGTCCCAGCCCTCTCGGTCAGGGCCTTGGCATATGCCTCCTCAGCAATCGAAGCAGCCGCCTGGGTGTCTCCCTGCTCCTTGGCCGCGCGGATCTGCTCGTAAACAGAAGCAGTTAGGAAGTTGAATTTGTCATTGAGATCCGCCACGGCCTTAACAGGGTCTTCAGCCAGCCGAGCAAACTCGGCAACAGTGTCAGAAACGGCCTTGCCGGTGGCCTTTTCGAACGAAACTGCAGCTACCGCAATCTCTTCGAATCTATCGCTGGCGATCTTGCCAGTGGCTGCGATCTGAGCCAGCGCCGCTGCTGCACCACCAGTTGTACCAGTGATGCCGCCAACACGCTCTGCCATGGCGGCAAGCTCGGTGGTTGTCGTGCCAGCGGCATTGCCGGTGGTCACCAGAGCCTGACGAAATGCATCCTGCTCTTTTGATCCCTGATAGTACGCAACGCCAAGAGCAGTAACGGCAGCGGCAGCTAGGGTGAATGGGTTTACTAGCCCGAGCACGTACCCGCCCATGGCCTTCGCAGCGGCACCAATGCCGCCGAACGAGTCTTTAATCTGAGAGCCTTGCTGCAGGAATACCGTGAGCGGGGCCTGGCCGCCCTGCAGGCTGATGAAGATGTCGGAGAACTGAGCGGGAAGCATACGCAAGGCGGCAGCGTTCTGCTTTGCGGTGTTGCCGGTGCGGTTCAGGCCATCATCGAAGCCGGTAAGGGCAGCGCGAGCCTGGTCGATCTTTCCTTGGTACTGCGCGAAGGTGTCGGCATCAAGGGCGCCGATCTTCTTCTGCTGGGCAAGCTTCCGTTCCTGCTCATCCAGCCGGTTTAGCGCGCGCGTGGTTGGGTCGATTGCCGCAAGAAGATCATTCAGGCTCTCGGTCTGCGCCTCAGTGGCCACCTCTGCCTGACGATTGGCGACTGCCACTTTCTGGGTCGACTCGGCCTGGTGCCCTTGATTGGCCGCCAGGACCATGCTGCCCGACAGCAGGCCCTGCTCTGCCTCTGAAAGACCGGTCGCAACGCTGGCGAGGTTGCGCTGTTCCTGCGCGGCCTTCACTGAAGCATCGGAAATCGCCAGGATCCTGGTCCTGGCCTGCTCTGCTGTTTCGCCAACCACCTTCTGAGCATTCGACACACCAGCAAGCGAGTTCAGCGACTCTTGCAGCTTGCGACTGTATGCGTCATAGGCTGCCGAGTTGATCTGGCCAGAATCTCTGGCCTGGGCCAGCGCGGCCTCCTGGGCTGCCAGGTCGTTCAGCTTTTTGGTTAGCGGGTCAATCTTGCCAAGAAGGCTATCGAGCTCTTTTCGCTGGCTTGCAGCGGCCTTTACTGCAGCCTCAACGCTTTTGGTCGCTGCGTCATTCGACGATACGGCCTTGTCGTTGGCGGCCTGGACCTTTGCCAACGACATCGCCAGGTTCGAGTAGTCGCCCCCGGACTTTCTGAGCGTAGAGCTTGCCCTCACGCCAGCCTGCTCCAGCGCTTCCAAGGCCGACCGGATGTCGTTCACCTGCTGTTCAGCACTGCGCCCATCTACTTCTAGTTCTAGGCGGGATTTGAGTGCCATATTTTTCTCCGGGCAACAAAAAGCCGCCCGGAGGCGGCTATGGAATTTTTTCGAACGCCTTTCGGTCAGGCTGCAGAACTATTGCTGATAATCGAAGACCCAGCGGTTTGAGGATGGCTCTGGTTTTTTGAAAACAACCCTCCACTCGGATGACCAAGATGGCATATTTGAAACTTGGGAGATTTTCCACTCCGAGGCTGCGTCCACCCTCTCTAACACATACTGATACGCATCTCCTTCCTCTTTTTTCTTCCGGTCCTCTGCGCTAAGCGTCGCCCCCTCGTCCGGGGCAGTCGTATTGCTAATGTGGGCCGCTACCACAGCGCGGGTATCGGATTGCACGTCAACATTGGTTATTCGACGATCATACGTATCCGGAGCTTTCGAGCAGTTCCTGTATTCATAGATATCTGGGGTAGATAGCTCTGACATCTTTGCAAAGTATGGGGCGGCATGCTTCATGCGGGCCTTGCATTCTTCGAGATCCAAGACTGCCACAGCATCTTTTAAACGCCACCAGGACTTCACAGTCATATCAGGCGAGTTTCTACTGATTTCCGTGCGTTCAACAGCACTGATTGCCTTGGTCAAGCCCTCTTCCTGCTGACCTTTCTCCAGGCAGCCCGATAGGAAAAATGCCGCCAGGGATACCGCCAAAAATCTCTTCATGCCGCCCTCCTTGTTGATGGCGGCAATTTACCATCAAGAGGCGTAGTAGCGAAGATTCAGGTCAGCTTCGGCAGCCCCGCAGCCTCTTCCAACCTGGACAACCGGCGCTCAAGAAGCTCATCTGCCTTGCGCTTTTCCTCGATCATCGCTTCAGGCGAAAGCGGGCTATCGTCTTGCGCCGATTCATCGTCAGTCTGGCCCTGCTGGTCTGCCATAGCTCCTCCGTTAATCCTCTTCTTCTGCCAGCGCGGCCTCATCCAAGGCGAATATCACCTCGTCGACGAGCCGCCTGGGCAACGGCAGCGGGTGCACCTCAAGCCAGTCAGTGATCTCGCGGGCTGACAGCCTCAGCGGTTGCACTGCTGCAGCGCCTACCAGGTAGCGCCGGCCGCGCGCCGTATTGCGGAACGCGTTGAGCAGGCTGCCGGTTATCACATCCAGCTCAGGCTCTTCCGGTACCGCAATGCGAAGCTTCTGGTAGATCAGGCTTCGCTTTGCGGTTCGCTGGCCCCAGGCCCGCTCCCATTCGAAGCGGGCGACGGCTTTCCCGTGATCTCGTCCTGCTCTTTCCGGTTATCGGCGGCAATGGCCGCGGCACGGCGCAGGACGAAGTAAAAGAAGTCGGAATCACCGCGCAGCATCTCGGCGCAGGTGTTCTCGCTGTAGGCCAGGGCCTTGCCGTTTTCGTCCTGGGCACCCTGCCAGTCTTGGACGATGAACGAGGCCAGCAGCAGGCAGTGGTTGTCGTGCTCGGACTTCTCGCCCTCGATCACGCCCACCGCCTCCTGGCCGAACTGTGCGTCGTTGCGCGCCAGCCGGCGGCGCATGCGCTCCAGGGCGATCTGGTACTGCTGGTTGTCCAGCGGCATCAGCAGAACCTTGGTGTCCGCATCGAACTCTTCCCAGCGCGCTTCGGAGCTCTTGGTGGTATCGATCTTTTTCAGCTTGAGAGCCATGAATCATCCTCACGCCACGCCATAAAAAGGACCGCTCCGGGCGGCGTTTACCCGGAGCGGCCAAGGTGATGCGGTTAGGCGGTGACAGTGATCGCCGAGGTGGCGGTCTTGGTCGGGTCCGACACGCTGGTGGCGGTGATGACTGCCGAACCAGCGGCAACGCCGGTGACCAGGCCGGACGAGTTGACCGTGGCGATCGACGGCGCCGAGCTGCTCCAGGTGACGTTCTGGGCTGCGCCCGATGGAAGTGCAGATGCGGTCAACTGGCGGGTCGCTGCCACCGCAATCGAGGCAGTGGTGGGGGTTACCGACACACTGGTCACCGGCACGAACGGAACCCGGGTAATGGTCGGCGCCTGCTTGGCCACGGTGTAGTTCAGCGTGACCTCGATCAGTTCGCGCTTGCCGCCGCTTGGCAGGTCGCCGTCGACCTCCAGCGCCGGGAACGACAGGTCATAGCGGTTGCCAAGGCTATCGATGATCGGGAATTCGACCGCGACGGTTTTCCGGGTGAAGGTGTTCTTCCAGATCTGCCATGCCAGCGGTGACCAGGCCAGGGTGATAGAGCCGGTGATCGCCGCCTCGGTGGCGATCTGAGCTCCAGGCCCAAGCTTGCCGTTACCGATGCAGCGCTGCGCCTGCAGGCTGTTATCGAGGTTGACGGTCAGCGCAGATACACACGCCTGACCCTCCAAGCTCTGGCCATCCACCGTGATGGAGCCGACGTTCTGATTGCTCATGAAAGGCGTGGTGGTCGGCGGGTTGGTGGTCGCTACGGTGTTGGTGTCGCCATCGGCGTAGTCCAGGCCGGCCATGGTGAAGGTGGCGGTGATCTTGCCGTCAGACGGGATGTCCAGGGCGAATACCGAGACGTGCATACCTTTGAACAGGGCGTATACGTTCACGTCGTTGAAGTTTTTCGCGACGGTAAAGGTCCGCCGGGTGCTGCCTACGGTCAGGACGTCATCGTCCCAGGTTCCGTAGAAGGCCGCTTCCAGCAGCTTGTCGAAGGTGCTGTAGGACAGTTCGCCTACCAGGTCGCCCTGGATATCTGTGCTGGAAACGACCGAACCCTGACTGATGCGCGATTCGGTGATTTCGTCGCTGACCTGAGTGTTTACGGTCGGCGAAAGGGTGTTGCTGGTCAGGCGCAGGGTATCCCAGTCGCCTGTGGTCGGGGTGATGCCGGGGGTTGCCTCAGGAATGAGGTAACTGGTAACGCGGGCGCCAGAGGACATGCGCATGTCTCCTTTCTGCGGGCATAAAAAAACCCGCTCAAGGCGGGAGGTTCATGGTCTTGCTGGTCAGCCGGCGCGGAACCGGACGTTCACGTTGATCTGGTGGTAGCTCTCGAAGTCGCCCACATCCTGCTGGGATGCCTCAAGGCACTCAATATGGCCGCTCTGCCAGGACTGGAAGTGCTCAGACAGGGCGTCGGCCAGCTTGTTGATGGCTGACAGCCCGGTTGATCGGCGGCAGAAGCACTGGATCACAACCTGACCAGGCCGGCGGTAATGCGGCTTTCCTGCCATGCCGGCGAACGCGGCCGTCGCGTACTGGATCTCGAAGGCGCACCAGAGACCGGTTGCGGGAGGCTTGAACACCCCACCATTCGGATATTCGGCGTTCGGGTACTCAATCCGGCCCTGCTCTATTCCCGTGAATGAAGCCATCCGGGCTGTGAGCGTCTTGCGGACTGTCTCGAAAGGTACGGTCATATCAACTTCTCGGTGACGGCGATGAAGGAAATCCCGTACACGCCTTTGGGTGCCATGCGGCTGTATCCGTCAGGCGTGATCTTGACGCTTGGGCCGCTCGGATAGCCGCCGAACTCGATGATCTCGCCGTACACGCTGTTGTTCTGCACGAAGACTGTGCTGAAAGGTTTCAAATCTGTCATGTCGGCACGGGCCGCGCTTCGGGTCTCGGTGCCGAAGATGTCCAGCTTGGTGTTGACGCTGTAGTCCTCTGCGCCTATCGACACGATGTTGTTGGCCATGTAGTTGCCGCTGTCGATCGGCGCGCGGACTGTGATCTCCTCGACCAGCTCGATTACGATGCTGCGTTGCATCTCCACCAGGTCTTCTTCGATCTGGTCGGCGAACAGCACGGGCGACAGCGACCAGCCGGCCATCATGACCTCCTGAGTTGCAGGCGATAGGTGGCGGATGCTGGGTCAGCCCGGGCCGTCTTGACTTCGTAGGTGAGCTGCTGCGTACGGTCCATAAGGTCAGGCGCGGTTACCTTGTGACCAACAGCAGGCACATCGGTTATCTCATTGGTGAGAACCGTCAGGCGGAGATCGCCGACCAGGATGTTGATGTTGTCAATCCGCCGGTCTTCGTAGCGAGACAGCACGCCACGGCCCGTGTACGTCACTGGCTGCGCCGTGCTGACCTCCTCGACCGGATCCCAGTCGCCAGGCCCCATGTACTCGCCAGTGAAGTCAACGACCGCATCAGCCAAGTCCGTATCAAAGGCCTCGGCTAGGTCGGCCTGTAGATCGTCGCGAAGCCCCATATCAGCCCCTCACGATCTTGGTCTGGCCACTGCCGTTCAGATAATGCGCCAGCAGCGCCAGGGCGAACGACTCGCCCGCACTGATGGTGCGCGATGATTCCGCGTAGGTTTTGCTGCTGGACACCCCGTCAGCGTTGACCGACTTGGCCAGTACACCGGTTTCCTTCCTGCCGTAGATGTTGCCCGCCGCAGCCTCTCGGGCGATCTCGGCGCCTGCCTGAATCACGTCATCCGGTACCGGATCTAACTCAGGCAGGCCGAGATTGGTGAGCCAGGTGTTGGCCATCAGCACCGCCCGGGCCTTCTGGTCGGCGGGCGCCCAGGTTTGCCCAAGCAGGGCGTCTACCTGCTCGACGGTGATGTAGGTGGTCATTACTTGGCCTCGCCCAGCAGCTTCTGGAGGTCTTCAAGGCTGGCGTCAGGACTGAATTGCACGCCCTTTTCGTTTAAGGCGGCCAGCAGCTTTGCCTTCAGCTCGGCCTCTTCGGCGGCTTTCTTCTCGGCAGCGGACTTCCCAGCCTTCGAGCCTTTGGCCTCCTTCAGCGGCTCTGGGTGCTCGTAACCATTCGGCGCAAACCGCGCATCGATGATCTTGTAGCCCTTCTGCCGAAGCTCAGCCTTTCTATCGGCGCTCACGGGGTGTTTCTCGTAAACCACTTTCTCGCTCATGGCGATCTCCTGAGGAAGGCGCCCCGAAGGGCGCTATACCGATTACTTGGTGGCGTCGCCGATAGTGATGACGCCGGCCGAGGCCTTGATGCTGTTTGCCACCAGGTCCCAGTTGGTGCCGGTGGACAGTTCGGCGTTGGTCGGCGACTTGCCGCCGTTGGCGGTATCCCAGGTGTAGCCCTTGAGGCCAAGGCCGAAGGTGTAGTCGGCCTGCATGGTGGTCTCGATGCGCTCCTTGCCGTTGGAGGTCTCGATGTTGGTGATCAGGTCGGAACCATCCATCACCACCGCAGCGCCGTCAGCCAGGCTGAGCACCTTCTGCTTGTTCGGGGTGCCGGCCTCGTACAGCGCAGGGGCGTCGGTGATGATCACAGCCTTGCCGAGGATGTCGACCACCTGCACACCGGAGAACTGGAACAGGCGCTCGGCGTTGGCGAGGTTCTGACCGACCAGCTTGTGGTACATGGCACCGGTCATGACCTGGGCCACCAGGCGCTGGGAGGCATCACCGAACAGGGCGTGCGCGTCGTTGATCGCCACATAGGTCACGCCAGCAGTCGCCGACACGTCGTTGGTGGCGGTTGGCTGGTTGCCGATGGCGGCGGCCAGGGCCGAGATGGCGGTGTTCAGCTGGTCCGACATGATGGCTTCGGACAGGTTGCGGCTGATCACTTCCAGCGCTTCTTCCGGGTTCTTCTGGATCCAGGAGAGCTGCGAAGGCTCCCACAGGATCGGGCCGAATCCTCCGGCGATTTTCACCGAGTCGTACTGCTTCTGAGCCAGCGGGGTGGAAGCCTGGTTGCCGTTGGCAGCGTAGCGATCGACACGACGCTGGGCGCCGTGAAGGCCAGCCCAGAACGATTCCTGCAGGAAGTCGCCGTCGATGCCCTGGGTGGTAAGGCGAATGGCGCCGGCCGAGGATGCGTTGAACTTCTCGACGTCCTGGGCCAGGGTCTCGATGGTGGTGCGCTTGAGGTATTCGTTGAACACCTTCATGTTCGAAAGGGCCATTGGGCCTCCTTATTCGCTTGCGGTCAGGCCCTTGATGGCTTCCAGGCGCTCTGCCTTGGAGCCACCGAAGTTGCCCTTCGTGGGTTTGTGCTGGCCACTGCCATTTGGAGCGCCGCCACCATTGGCGCCGGAGCTCTTCAGAATGTGGTCACGATGGGGGTACTGCGAGACGAGGGTCTCAAGCGCTTCGTTGAAGTCGGCCAGTTCGCCTGGACGGGAGCGACTGAAGACCTTCTGGCCCTGGGCGTCATAAGCGACGACCTTGCCTTCCTCGATCTTGAAGTTGCTGCCGAAGGCGGCCTGCACCATGTCAGCGGGAACAGCCATCTTCTCGGCGATGAACTGGGAACGGGCAAAGCTGCCGCCGATCTTCTCGGCATACAGCTGCTGCTCGAAGGTCTGCGCCTTGGTGTTGGCTTCGTCCAACTGGGTCTGGAAGGCCTTACTGATCTCCCCCTTCACCTTCTCGATATCGCCGGCATCCACCAGCTTCTTGGCGTCGAGATTGGCGACAGTTTCCAGGGCCTTACGCGCAGCGGCAGCATCCTCGATGCCCTCGAAGGCCTTGGCTACCCTCTCGAATCCATCGGCACGCTCACGATGCGACTTGGCCTCGGCGTTCAGTCGGGTGATGGTGTTACGGGTGCCCACCGCGTCGAAGGCGACTTCTTTGCCGTCATCTTCCACATAGACTGGTTTCCCGTCTTCGATCACTGCGTACTGCTTGCCATCCACTTCAACAGTCTTGAGTTTCATCTCGTCTCTCTGGGCCATCCGGCCTGTTGGTGAGCCATCCGGCCCCAGGTCGCCCCGTCCATCCGAACCGCAGGCATGAAAAAGCCCCGCACTTGGCGAGGCTCTGGAATTGCGCGCCACGAAATGGCGCCTTGGTGTTTTGTGGCGCGGGCTACAGCAGCCGCTCCCGCAGCTCATCAAGCGTCAGGAACTTCCCCTTGTCGTTGTAGAAGTCCTGCAGCTTCAGCTTGCCCTGGCGCATCAGTTTGCCACGCTCAGGCCCGAGGATCCGATCCTGCCTCGCTGCTGGCTGACGCTTCAGCCACTCCCCGAATGTAGTTTGCTGGGGCGACTGGCCGTCCATCAATGCCATTGCTTCGGCGTCGGTGATGCCAAGCTCTTTTGCGCTCTTCAGCACCGGCCACTTAGATGACCGGCAGCAGAAGTGCAGCCTGCCCGGTCCGGCAAGCCAGGGGATCTTGTGCCCGATCGGCTTGTACGTGCCCAGCGTGTATGGCAGCCGGTCGCGGATACGGCACATGACAGTTGTCCGGCTATCTACAATGCTGACCCACTCCACATGGCTGATGAGGATGGTGTTGGCCTCGAATGACTTGCCGCTGGCCACTGCTGCGGCGCTCGATACTGCCGACCGCACCACCGACTCAACATCGCGGCGCGACTTCTGCAGAACGCCGTCGGCATACCTCTCCGCCCGCGTCCCCATGATCGTGCGGACGATCTCGGCAGTGGGCTTGCCATCCACGATCCCAGACCGCACAGCATCACGGATCGATGCTGCCCGCCCCGCTTCGACCCCAGCCAGCCATTCGCTGATCAGTCTGCCCTGGAAAGGCATCGTCCTAGCGGCTGTCTGCACCTGGGCGAAATCGGCCGCCTTGACCGGAAATTGATCCTGCACCAGAGCGGGAAGCACGGCCTGAAGCGAGCGGTGTACGAAGGACAGCTCGTACCGAATCAGGTCATCGGTCGACTGGGTCAGGGTCTGCCGGACTCGGGCGAACACAGCCCGGTTGATTCCCAATACGCCGGCCAAGGCCAGCGCCACGGATGCTTCTGACAGGTCCTTCCCGAGGCCGTCGATTTCCTCAATCAGCGCGGCCCGCAACTCCGGGTCCTGGCTGTTCAGGATCTTGATGATTTCGACGACCTGGGCATTGCTCAGGTGCGCAAGATCTACCTCATGCCCAATCAGCTCATCCAGCAGCTTCTCGTTGGCTGTCTTCATCACAGCGTACCGAGGGCCGGGCCCTGGGCCTCAATCTTGGCCAGCTCCTCTTCCCAGTTGTATTCATCGCTGATCACGCCGCGGCGCTGCATCTCGGTGAATAGCGTCTCCTTGCTGATCATCCCGGCATTGGCCATGGACACCAGCGTCGGTAGCGATACCTCAGGCATGTAGTCAACGTCGAAGTTGCCGCGCATCTCCACCGTACCGCCATCGCCCAGGCCGCGGTAATCGGACATGAACTGGAGCAGCTGCGCCAGGCAGTCGGCGAAGTGGTGCGCCATGCGCGCCAGCGGGGAGAGTTCCTGCGCCGCCTCCTCCTCCGCCTGGGTGGCGGTCTTGGTGGCCGTCTTGTCCGGTGTCAGGAGCTTGGCCCCGGCCATGCGCATCTCGTTGATCAGGTCCTGCAGCGCGGTTCGGCCTGACTCGACAGCCTGGCCGGTGTGCTCGACGTACTTTAGGTCGCCGTCCTTCGGTAGGTCGGTCAGCTGGCCGGTGCCCACCTTGAACTCTGGCGGGACCACCCTCCCCTGATTGTCGTATTGGGTCTGGATGCCGATGCGCACCAGGATCGGGACCCGGATAACGTGGAGGATGTTGTCTTGATCGCTCTGGCTCTGCCAGTGCTTCACGTTCAGGTGCGCCAGCTCGATCAGCGGCGGCTTGGCCGTCATGAAGCCGGTGCGGCCGGTGTAGAAGGTCACCCAAGGGATAGCGGTCAGGCTGCTGGTGCCCTCATCGTAAAGCTCCCAGGTGCCGCCCTTGGTACCTGAACGGTAAGTACGCCAGACGCCAGGCTCAAGGACACGGATCTGCTCGACGCACTTGGCGCCAAACTCCCCATCCTCCTCCTCAACCAACTCGATGTAGCGGATCATGGTCAGGACGCCGCCTTTGGAGCGCCATCCCAGCACCTGCTCAGGCCTCACCATTACCACGTAGGGGCGCACGCCGGCGGCCTGCTCGTCGGCCTGGGTCTTGAGCTCAGTTGCGGGAGGGTGATCCACGAAGGCATGGCACAGGCCGTGGCTCAGGCCCTCGGTGAAGAACCCCACCGCCCAGGAATTTAGGTCGTTGCCGACATGGTCGATGTCATTGGTCATCTCGGCGATAACCTCGGGCACATCGTCGCCCACCTGAAGCGGCTCAGCGAACACCCGCGAAGTCATGTTGCCGACTGTTTCGGAGTACGCAGGCAGCAGGGTCGAGAGGCGCAGGCGCTCTTTGTAGGCCTCGTCATCCTCGGCTGGGTACT